CCTGTTTCAATATCGTTTATAGGAACTCCAGAGAGCATGGCCATCATTCTATGTTGATGGTCTTCTTTTCTCATCTCTGTGTCTAGATTTAAAACTGGGATACCATTCTTTGCGATGTGTATTCCTATGTTGTCTGCCAGTAGGGTCTTGCCAGTTTTTGGTCGTGCTCCGATGACGTTAACAGTTCCTTTTCTAAGGCCTCCTCCAATAGCAAAGTCATACCTTGAGAAGCCCGTTGAAACCCCTATCTGATCGACAGATTCCTCCGCAAGCTCTTCTAAATGAGCTTCAACATCATTAAACATCTTCGTTGGGGACTCATCCTCTCCGGCTATAATAGATGTCACGTCCATGACAGCATCTTCAGCTATTCCTAGGATTTTTGCGATAGACTCGTCGCCCTTGATGTCAAGATATTTCTGTTTGGTCAGGTCTAGCTGGTCATACATCATTCTAGCTATTTCTAGCTTGCGTATTTTTGCTGCAAATCTCCGCACATTCTCTAAAAGTACTGGGAACTTGATCACCGAAGACATATGCTGCACTTCTTGAGTATTGAAGAAGTCTGAAAACCCTAGCTCTTTTGCAGCGGACATCATAGTAGGTGCGTCCATAGAGGTGCTATCATCAGCTTCTAGAACATGCTTCATGCATGAAAAAAGAACGACATTAGATTCATCGGTGAAAGAAGATTCGCTGACGATATCTGAGACATCATAATAGGCTTCCGATCCATAACGAAATATGCCTGCTAGGATTGCTCTTTCTGATGGTAGATCATTTAACATATTATTGTCCGCCTGTTATACAACGATTACACTTCCATCGATCTCTGTTAAAAATCTGGGATGGAAACATCTTATAGTCTCTTCCACATGAGGTGCAACGAAACGAACGTTTTTCCGCAGGGCTACGTCTCCCTCTGTTCGGGTTGATTTCTGCTCCTTCGTCTGCCTTTTCTGCTTCTCTTAGTTCTTGTTCTTCGTCGGAGCTAAGTCTGATAGTTGATATAATATCATCAAACTTATTTTCAACATTTCCTTGTGGTCCCTTCTTATTGCTGGGCTTCTTTCTCTTGCCTTTTCCACGTCTTCGGTTCTTGTTCTTATTTTCATTACCTAAGGCTTCACGAATTTCTTCCTGACTGAATTGCTTAAGCAGATCTTTTAATGTTTCTTTATCCATGTCTATTTATTTTCGATCTCTGAAGGTTGATATATAGGTCACTTAAATTCTTTACAGAGGTAGCCAAGTAGGTTAATCTGTCAGCCCTCTGCTGGGCATATGTTTTAATGTTATCTAGCTTGGTTGCATACCCGTCTTCTTTGACAGCTTGGTAGTACTGACTATCCCATGAGCCTCTATACTGATCTTCTCTTCCCGAGATCATCTTCTTAAGGTTAGAGGTCGCCCAGTTAACTCTAGCTACTTCTCTATTATAAGATCTTTGAAGGTAAAAGGAAAAGCCTCCGAGGAGAAGGGCTGCTTCCGCACACTCTTCCACAGTTATCTTTTCCATTTGTTGTCTCGACATGGACATGTACTTTTTTACAGACTGATCATGGAAGTCCTCAGAGTAGCCACCTATTCCTAGTTTGCCCTCGTACTCATCGAGCACTGCTTCTACCTGATCTAATCGTTCCTTTGCCGTATTTTTAATCTCCATTCTTCTATGCCTTCATTATATGGTAATTCAACGTATGTGATATTATTATACTCGCACCACTCTTGTTTTCGCCGGTCTTTTTTCTTTTGATTTGCAAAATCTTGTGCTGAGGTGTGAAAAAGAGAATTAAATTTATAATGTTGCTGACCGTGCACCTCTACGGCGAGCTTAAGAGTATTTATATAAAAGTCAAAATATGATTTTTCATATCTAGTCAATGGAGCAAGGACTTCCTCTAACACCTGAACGGTGGGAAAAAGCTCAATGAGCAATTTCCTCGCCGCTAGATGAAGTTTGGAACGTGGACGCATATCGTTTGCAGCTACAACGTAGCCACTCAGACTCCACGTATGAATCTCATTGTTTAAATCTCTGATTTTCATATTGATTCCAAGGCTCTTTGTCTATTCAAGACCTTGCAGTTATGAGAGCCAAGCATACTGCTTGAGGTGGTCTTGATACCCCGACGTTTTGAGTACGCATCAACTTCCAGATATGAACGTCATAACATACTGTTTCGGGTGTTAATGAGACCCGTACTTTTCAATTAATTTTGTTACAGATATGTTACCATGATTTCCACACGGAACACCAGCTTCAACCATTTTGTTCCCAAGGAAGGCTATGTTTTTTGCTGCATTAAGGTGGGATAGCTCCTCGTGTTCGCATTTCAGGCATTTGAACTCGTCTGTAGTTTTTCTATTATCTTTATGAACATAGCCACAAGAAGAGCATCGTCTTGATGTATTCTTGCAAGGAACAGCGATAAAAGGAACTCCCTGATTCTCACATAGAGTCTGAAGCTCAGGAATGATCTTGTCTTGGCCAAAGGTTCCAGTCTTCTTGCCAACCTTAACCATATCTATGCAGAGGAGGGCTTTCTGGCTCTTGACGACATCAACAATCTTCTTGCATACCTTTTTAATTTCTTCGTCAAGTTGTGCATGCTTATTTATAATTTGTTTACGTAGTGATCGTCTCTGAGAGCTTTTGAGGCCTTCTTTCTTTCCGTTGTCAATAGCCTTGTTGAGCTGTCTGATTTTCTCAATATAGTCTACTACAATATCAGGGGCAGGGATAATATCTCCACCATTAAATACAATCCAGTTGTTTAAAGACTTGTTGATATCAAATCCAAAGACTTTCTTTGGAGTATACTTCTGTGTAAAAGGTATTTTCACAGCAACAACAAAGCATTTTTGTTTTACTATTAAATTTCCTCCAAACTTTCCCGACTCTAAGTGGTCTGACTTGATGGATAGTTTATAAGGAACTTTATAGTCACCAAAAGCCGTGTGAAAGATAAGTTCTTTATTCTCTTTATCTATCTCAACATTCCTATCTTTGTTGTATAGACTTTTGTTTTTAAAGGTAATGGTAGGAACCTTGCCTTTTGAGTTGCGCTTAAAATATCCAGCGAACCTTTCAAGAACATATCCTACCAAGTTTCTTTCAAGACCTTTCTTTTTTTCTTTAATCGGGTATTTATCTAGAATAAACTGAACCGTGTCTCGATACTTAGCCCTTGTGAGACCTCCACTTTCCTCTGTGGAATAGTCCATAGTGACATACTGTTCTTGTCCTTGTGCAAAAATGTCAACAATTTTACCGGCTACAATCTCCGATCTAACATGTCGCGACACCTCGTTTAATAGAGAATTTGTTATACTTAACATCTCTTTAAACTCAGGGCTATATTCAAGTCCCCAAAATTTAGCGTTCCTAATCATAATGTCTACTCCTTAAAATAAGTTTTGAAAAATAAAAGACCCTTTTGTTATAACATTCGCTTCGCAGGTAGGAAGGGTTAGAAACCTACTGGATGAGGTGCGAATGAAACCCCGACTTTTGATTACTCATACATTTGCAGTTAAGAAGTCTAACTTACTGCCTGAGGCATGTATGGAGCCTCTGATTCGTACATAATTGATATAGCTGGTGTTATAAGTGTTATCCTCTTCTGTTGGAACGTAACTAGTAAATCCTCAGCCAACATCTCCATGAACTCTTCAATTATCTCTGGGTCTGTTTTAGCTCTTGGGTAACTGATTGCTGCTATCTCCCATCCGTCTTCTATGTATTTCGGGGCACAAACAAATGTGGTCCTTGTGACCCTAAGAGGAACGTGTTTTCCAAAAGCATCCTGCACACGATGGATCTCTTTGATCAGTTTTCTTTCATAAAAAGGGACTTTGGTATCCTCATAAATAGACCCAATATATAGTCTACATTCAAACGTTCCAACGACCTTAGTCTTCATTGTACATCCCTACCATAGTTAAAACTTCTTTTCTGAAATTATCATACTCTTCTGGGTTGTCTTCTAAGTATTTTGCTAGATTGGCTTTCCCTTGAATCTTTTCTCCGTTAGGTAGCTTCAGCCATGCTCCTGCTTTTGAGATGAGGCCAAAGTCAATCATAAGGTCGGCCATCTCCATCTCCTTCCATATTCCTCTTCCGTACCTAATATGACTCTCTACCTTTTGTCCCGGAGGGCCTATGGCGGAGGTTGTAATCTGCCAGTGGATTGTTTGGCCAATCTGGGTATCTCCCTGCATTAGGGGAACTGAGTGGCTGGCATGAAGTTTCACATCAACCTGATACTTCAAGGCGTTCCCTGATTTTTCTATCTTTGTTTTCCCTCTTCCAAACCTCTGCATATTAGCCATAAGGTGAGTTATCCCAATCACGGTAACTCTATTAATAGGAAGTACGTTAGAAATTCTTCTACAGAACTTTGCTAAAATCTTTTGGACACTCATGACCTGCATGTCTGAGAGGTCTCCCGTAAGTTCTGCTTCGCTAGACAAAGCCGAGAAGGAATCTACGACAGTCAAAGAGCCCGGCTGCGTATGGACGATATTATCGACAATGCTCAGATATTTTTCAGCAGATAAAATATTTCCCTCTGTAGAGCCAATGATCTGCATCTTTTCTGGGTCAAGACTTAAGTCTATGATGCCTTCAAGGTCTCTCTTCTTTAGACGACCTTCTATGTTCGCGTAGTAAATTTTACGACCATAGTGCTTCTGAGCGTTTGCACAAAAGGTGAGTGCTGTTACAGTCTTTCCTACCTTCTCGGGGCCAGTCATTATAAATAATGATCCTTCAGGTACTCCTCCTCCCAGAGCTATGTCTAGCTTGGGGCCAACAGATAGAACTTCTAGAGGTCTATCTATAATTGAAGAGGGATCGTGCAGAACATCACCGTATTCCTTGATAATGTCCTTATTCATCTAAATCCCTTAGCTTAGAAATAATTGATTTCTTGTTATTGTTTGTCTTGTGTTTGATCTCTTCTGAGTCTTTAATATTATACTCTGTATTCTCCGGTCTCTCAATAGCTTGTTTTGATTTTTCCTCAACTATTTTTTCAAGGAAGGGAGACCTTAGAGAATATGTAGACCAACACCTTTTGTCTCTTAGAGCGGCGACTATAGATTCTTCACCGTATTTTTTGATGAGCCTATTGGCTAGAGTGATCTGGTACTTATAATACTTGCACCAATCTTTGTCCTCCCAGAACTTCATCGGGAGTTCCTTCTTCTCTCTTTGGGCCTTCTTCTCGCAGACAAGCTCTGTTATATATTGAGAGCCTGATACCCATCCCTTAGGGGAATACCTAGAGGGATATCTACTTTTGTCACTTCTATTTTTTGCCAACTTTCTACTCCTTAAAATAAGTTTTGAAAAATAACCCTTTTGCAAGCGCATTCGCTTCGCAGATAAGAAGGGTTGAAACTTACTGGTTCGGGCGCGAATGGAGCCCGTCTATCTAATTGATAGTATGGATAGCAGAGTGAGGGGGTTTTTCAGGCATATTTTGACGCATCCTATCTACCCTCTCTGAGATTGCTTCAGTCATTACTGCCATCCCTTTGCTTTCGTGGGGCTCTTTCTTCTCTTCTTGAAAGGAGTCTATATATTTTGATACAAGAGACTCTTCTCTCCCCAGAGCTTTGGCTATCTCTTGAATCGACATGTCATTAGAATGCATGCCCTCAATAGAATATTTTTCAGCCTTTGTAAGATTCTTTGCGTTTGATAGTTTTCCCATTATGAGTCTCTTTCTGCGTTGTTGAGCCAAGCAACATTCTTGGTTCTTAGAAAATTAATATACTTATTAAAAACGGTTTCGTTTGTTTCTTTGAATTCCCATTCCGGTCTACCAGCATGTCTCATTTGTTTCTTAGCAGTACCCTCTGAATACATACCGATAGGGTTATAGAGCTTACCGTATCTACCTCTCTTTACGTAGTACTTTACTCTCTTCCCTAGAGTAATTCTTTTTGCATAGGCATCATAGTGATCCTGCTGATCCTCGTCTAACCTAGGGAATCCGTCGCTGTCCTTTTATGTTTGTTTCCCAGAAATAGTAAAGACATCCACTATTCTT